GCAGGGACTCCGGCATGCCGTAGGCATGCTATTCCGCTCAAACAATCACCACAAAACAAAATACCCCCCCCCCCTACCTCCCCCACCCTGTCTATTTATACAGTACCCCCCGTCATGGGACCCAAACATCCTTTGCAAAACAAAAAATACCGTGCTACATTTCGCGGCATCGGCTAACTACCTGTGTTGGCTTGCGCATGACAATTGAGATTCCTGTTGAACTTGGGGTTGAGATTCCCCCAGACGTGTCCTACGTGGACCTGCGAGAGCGTGCCCGTGCCGCTTGCGCGTCTATTGCCTTGCTCAAAGATCATGGCTTAGAGGTCAACGAAACACAGGAAGACAAAGAAACAGCCGCAGGGCTGCTTTCGGCCTACGCTACCGACCCTCAAACCACGAGCGCACAAACAAATCATGTGCGTACATCCTCACTGACCCCGGCTTCGCTGCTCAATATTCGCTCATACCTTGATGAATATGGGCGTGCAGTGGTCACGCATGCGCTGGAGTTGCGCCATACGGTGACAAACCGGCTGATCGAGGAGTCTCAGAACCCCGATCCGCGCATCAGAATCCGTGCTTTGGAACTTTTGGGCAAGTCCTCAGACGTTGGGTTGTTCACAGATCGCACCGAAGTCACGATTACCCACCAAACAACGGACGAATTGCGTGCAAAACTGCGCGAAAAGTTGGTCCGGCTGTCCCGACCCGTGCAATTGGGTTCGGAAATCATCGATGTGGACGCTGAATTGGGCCTAAACACCCCCGAAACTGAAGATGCGACCCCCACATTGAAGGAAATACTGGTCCCCGAGTCAGAAAATGGAGCCAAGAGTGACTGACGCGGCGGTTTTGGACTTCTCCGAAGCCGAAATCCAGCAATTGCTGGACAACATCGACCAATTTTCCCCCGACGAGCAGGCCGAGATACTGAAAATAGCCTCCACACTGGAGGATCGGGTGCGGGCCAAGCAGTGCCAAGACGATCTAATTGAGTTCTGCAAGCACATGCAGCCCGACTACAAGGTCGGCAAGCACCACCGCATACTGGCGGACCTGCTGATGGACATTGCCGCAGGCAATAAGGACCGGGTGTGCGTGAATATGCCGCCGCGCCATGGCAAGTCCCAGTTGGTTTCTATCTACTTTCCTGCATGGTTCATTGGGAAATACCCTAACAAGAAGGTTCTTATGGTGTCACACACCACAGACCTTGCGGTGGACTTTGGCCGGAAGGTGAGAAACATCATCGACACCGATCTGTACCGGGCGGTGTTCCCAAACGTGAACCTTGCACAGGACAGCAAGTCCGCAGGGCGGTGGAACACCAACGTCGGGGGTGAGTACTTTGCCTGCGGTGTGGGCTCCGCGCTTGCCGGTCGCGGTGCTGACTTGTTACTTGTTGACGACCCACACAACGAGCAGGACATCATCAACGGCAACTTCGATGTCTTTGAGAAAGCCTACGAGTGGTTTACCTACGGTGCACGTACTCGCCTGATGCCCGGAGGCCGGGTAGCAATCGTGCAAACCCGTTGGCACTTGGATGATCTGACCGGGCGCGTGACCCGGGACATGGCGCAGAACGACAACGCCGACCAGTATGAGGTGGTGGAGTTCCCGGCGATCTTGGAAGTAGAAGATGCCAAAACGCACAAGATCATTGAGAAGCCGCTGTGGCCCGAGTTCTTTGATCTCAAGGCGCTGTACCGCACCAAGGCGTCAATGCCGCTGTTCCAGTGGAACGCCCAGTATCAGCAGAACCCCACGGCAGAAGAGGCGTCGGTCGTCAAGCGTGATTGGTGGCAGGTCTGGGAGCGGGAGGAGCCGCCCGAGTGCGAGTACATCATCATGTCTTTGGACGCCGCAGCGGAGACTAACAACCGTGCGGACTTCACGGCGCTCACCACGTGGGGGGTGTTCCTCAACGAGGAGAATGAGCGGCACGAGATCATCCTGCTGAACTCCATCAAGAAGCGGCTTGAGTTTCCAGAACTCAAGAAGTTGGCCCTTGAGGAGTACAAGGAGTGGGAGCCCGATGCGTTCATCGTGGAGAAGAAGTCCAGCGGCACTCCGCTGTACCAAGAACTTCACCGTATGGGGGTGCTGGTGCAGCCGTATACACCGCACAGGGGTAGCGGAGACAAGTTAGCACGTCTAAACTCCGTAGCAGACATCGTGCAGTCGGGCTTGTGCTGGGTACCCCAGACACGCTGGGCAGAAGAAGTTGTTGAGGAGATCGCGGGATTTCCGTTCATGAGCAACGACGACTTGGTGGACTCCACGGTGATGGCCCTCATGCGCTTCCGTCAAGGTGGGTTCATTCGCCTGCCTTCCGACGAGAAGGATGAGATTCAATACTTCAAGAGTCCGCGAAGGGCGGGTTATTACTGAGAAGGCTTTTTATGGCTACCAACATTGACAACGCACTCACTCCGCTTGACCCCGCCATGCTCACTGATGAGCCCGCGTTGGAGATCGAGGTAGAAAACCCCGAGAGCATGAGCATCAAGGCTGGCGGTATTGAGATCAACCTTGAGCCGGAAGACGAGACGCTTGGGGATGAGGCGTTCGATGCCAACCTTGCCGAGTACATGGACGAGGGCAAGTTGCAGTCTTTGGCTTCCGACCTGATTGAGATGGTCGATGGCGACATCGCCTCGCGCAAGGACTGGAGCGACATGTACGTCAAGGGCTTGGAGGTCCTTGGTATGAAGTACGAGGAGCGTGCCGAGCCTTGGATGGGAGCGTGCGGGGTGTACTCGCCGATCCTGACGGAGGCGGCGATCCGCTTCCAGTCGGAGATGATCACCGAGACATTCCCGGCGCAGGGGCCTGTGAAGACCCAGATCATCGGTGAGGAGACGCCTGAGAACCGCGATGCAGCCGAGCGGGTGCAGGACGACATGAACTACCGTCTGACCGACGAGATGATTGAGTACCGCCCCGAGCATGAGCGCATGCTCTACAGCCTTGGCCTTGCGGGTGCGGCGTTCAAGAAGATTTACTACGACCCCACGCTTGAGCGTCAGGCTGCGATGTACATCGCGGCAGAAGACATCATCATGCCGTACGGCGCGTCCAACATTTACAGCGCCGAGCGGGCTACGCACGTGATGCGTAAGACCGAGAACGAGTTGAAGAAGTTGATGGCGGCAGGGTTCTACCGGGAGGTAGAACTCGGAGAGCCGGTGCGTAACTTCACCGACATCGAGAAGAAGAAAGCGGAGGAAGGCGGCTACAACCTGCTTGATGACGACCGCTATCAGATTCTTGAGATTCACACGGACTACGACCTGCCCGGGTACGAGAGTGAAGACGGGGTGGCATATCCGTATGTGATCACCATCGAGAAGGGCACCCAGAAGGTGCTGTCTATCCGCCGTAACTGGAAGGAAGAAGACAGGCGCAAACTGAAGTCCCAGCACTTCGTGCAATACACCTACGTGCCCGGGTTTGGCGCGTATGGTCTGGGCTTCATCCACATCGTCGGTGGCTACGCCCGCGCAGGTACATCACTGATCCGTCAGTTGGTGGACGCAGGCACCCTGTCTAACCTCCCGGGTGGCCTGAAGACCCGGGGCTTGCGCGTTAAGGGTGACGACACGCCTATCTCTCCCGGCGAGTTCCGTGACGTGGACATCCCGTCTGGGGCACTGCGCGACAACATCATGCCGCTGCCGTACAAGGAGCCGTCACAGGTTCTGGCAGGACTCCTTGACAAGATTACCGATGAAGGACGACGGCTTGCCGCCATCGCTGACCTGAACGTCAGCGACATGTCTTCGCAGGCTCCGGTGGGCACAACGCTTGCCCTGCTGGAGCGTCAACTCAAGACCATGAGCGCGGTGCAGGCGCGAGTGCACGCCAGCCTGAAGATGGAGTTCAAACTCCTCAAGCGCATCATCCGTGACTACATGCCGCCGGACTACTCTTACGTCCCGGTGGGCGGCGACCGCGCAGCCAAGCAGTCTGACTACGACATGGTGGAGGTGATCCCCGTGTCCGATCCGAACGCCGCGACGATGGCGCAGCGGATCATGCAGTACCAAGCCGCGTTGCAGTTGGCTCAGGGTGCGCCTCAGATTTATGACCTGCCACAACTGCATCGTCAGATGTTGGAGGTGCTGGGCATCAAGAATGCCGAGAAGTTGGTGCCGGTGGAGGACGACCAGAAGCCGCGTGATCCGGTGAGCGAGAACATGTCGTTCCTCACGGGCAAGCCGACTAAAGCCTTCATCTTCCAAGACCATCAGGCGCACATCGCAACGCACATGTCCTTGCTGCAAGACCCGATGGTGGCGCAGATGATTGGGCAGTCGCCGATGGCGCAGCAGATGAGCGCAGCCATCATGGCGCACGTGGCAGAGCACATGGCGTTTGCATACCGCAATCAGGTCGAGCAGCAACTGGGCGTGCCGCTGACGCCGCCCGATGCGGAACTTGATCCGCAGACTGAAGTTCAACTCTCGCGTCTGGTTGCACAGGCTGCACAACAACTGCTTCAGACACATGTGCAACAGGCGCAGCAAGCACAGAACCAGCAGATGGCCCAGAACCCGCAGGTTCAGATGCAGATGCAAGAGTTGCAGTTGCGTGCACAGGAGTTGCAGCGCAAGGAGCAGGACAGCCAGCGGGATTACCAGATCGCGCAGGAGAAGATTCGTCTTGAGCGTGAGCGCATCGCAGCCGACATGCAAAAGGAGCAGGCCCGCCTTCAGAACGCTGCCCGCATGGCAGACAAGAAAGGTGGGGTTGAAGTCCTCAAGTCCATGGCTAAGAGCCGTCAGCCGGGGGCTAGACAGTGATCGTGTTTACCCCCGAGGAGTGCACAGAGATCGTCCGCGAGTTTGACCATACGGATAGCAAGCGGGACGAAAACTCTGAAGTGTTCTACAAGGGGAGCGTGGGCGTGGGCGACTTGCCCACGACCCACAAGCACATTGACCGCATCACGGGGGAGATTCGCAAGAAGTTTCCCGGTGCCATCTTCAGCAACACCTACATCCGTGAGTACCGCAAGGGCAGCATCTTGGGGATGCACACGGACCGCCCCGGGCTAGACCTCACACTGTCTGTATGTCTTGAGAAGAAGACCCCGGTGGCATGGCCCCTGTGCGTAAGTAAGCAGACCTATTCCAAGCCTGAGTGGGATGCGACCACAGACCCCGAGCCATATCGGCAGGAGTTTGTGGCGTACGACATGGCAGAAGGCGTGGGGGCTATGTGTGAGGGGCGCAAGTACCCGCACTGGCGTGACACGTTTGAGTGTGATGACAACGAGCGGGCCGTGTTTGTCTTCTATCACTGGACGCTACCAAAGGAGACCCATGTGCCTGTTGTGATGCCTACCATGGCGCTTACCAAGCCTGCCGCAGCGGTGTACGAGAAGTTTCTGTCCGAGGCTGAGTGTGCGTTGCTGATATGGATGGCGCAAGACAAGTTGAGCCGATCCACCGTCGTGGACAACTCTAACGGTGGCTCTTACGTGGACAACAACCGAACAAGTTCTGGTATGTCGTTCAAGGTGGGGGAAAACTCCTTGATCCGTCATATTGAAGCCAAGATCAGCGCGTTGACCGGCCTTCCTGTGGAGAACGGTGAAGGTATACAAGTACTTAGATACCAAGTGGGGCAGGAATACAAGCCGCACTACGACTACTTTGACCCCAACAGCCCCGGCGTGGCGCAGCAGTTGGACAACAACCGCATCTGCACTTTCCTGATGTACCTCAACACGCCCGAAAGTGGGGGAGCCACGGTGTTCCCTGACGCGGGGGTTGAAGTTGCAGCACGGCAGGGCAATGCGTTGCTGTTTGCCTATGCGACGCCTACGCCGGATACCAAAACCCTACATGGTGGTGCACCCGTGCTCAAAGGCGAGAAATGGGTGGCAACCAAGTGGATACGTCGAAACAAATACTGAGGTGAACCATGGCTGCAAGTGCAATGGATGTACTACTCAAGAACATCGAAGAGCGTCGGGAAGCATTA